AATAAAAATTATGTCAGAAGAAAAAGAAGAAGGCGGAATGTCCGCTATGAAAAAAGCCATCATCGGAGCTATTACCACTGCGGTAACTGCCGGTGGTGCATGGTTTGCAACCCACTTAGGTGGTGGAGATGAACCTAAATCAGAAGTTAAAACAGAACAAGCAGCACCAGCTGCTGGTGCTCCTGTTATTATCAACTTAGAAAACAATAATACAAATCAGCAAAAACAATCATCAGGTGGAACTAACACAATTATTAAAGAACGTGTTGTAGAAAAACCAGCTGCTGAAACAAAACCCGCTGCTAAACCAACAGAAGATGAGAGCGATCCTTGGTAGTTTATTGTTAATAGTTGTTTTGTTTGGATGTGGTTCAATGAAAACTACAACTGAAGAAGATGTTATTGAAAAGAAAGACATCTCTACAGTATCTAACTATAATGGTGCAAAACAAACAATCCAAGTTGTAAACATTGATTTAACAAAACTGTATCAACTTTACCCTGCATTACAGGAAAAGAATGTTGGTTTAGGATTTGCTGAATCTATACTTGACTATTTAGATGAAACAAATAGATTTGCATTTACAGAGGAAAAATCTGAAATTAAAGAAAGAATGGTTACTCAGTTCAAAGCTTCTAAAAAAGGAGTATTTGAAGAACCAATTGATGGAAAAGGTAAAATTAAAGCTGCTCGTTGGTTTGTTTATGCTACTGTGGCTGATTTTGCTGTTGACGAAGATGAAGCCTATGAAAAAGGTAAAGCACGTGTTCAAGTGACCACATTTGTTCGTCTGCAAGTTAGATTTGTAAACGCTGAAACTGGACAAATTTATATTGGTTCAGGTGAAGGTGAAGCAATCAAAGTAGGTGAGTCATTTTTAAAGTCATTAGATATGTCGTTTTCACAAAGTACAGTTGGTAAAGCAAGCAGGAAATCATTAGAGACAGCATGCACAAAGGTAATTGAAAACCTCATAAAAAATGGCATATTTGAAAACTAAAATATTACTTGTATTTTTACTCTTGGGCCTACCTATAACAGGGTGGGCTCAAGCTTTTTTCTTCACATACTTTGATCCTTGTTTACAAGAATATAAGACAATGACAGCAGATATGTCTGCTCCAATTATTGTTGTTTATTTTGGTCAAGTAAAAGCATTTAGTTTTGAAGAAGTTAGTAGAGGAGATTTGGATGCTTGGATGCAACTTCAGTATAATAAGTTTAATACAATTTCACCTTGTCAAGGAGCAGCAGTTTCAACAAACACAACAACAACTACATCAAATACCATTACATTAGTTAATAGTGTAACCAACATTGCTAGTTTAGATTTTTCAAGTTTAGCGGGTAACTTAAGTGGAGGAGTAAAAGTAGATATTGGATCAACAGCAAATAATAGTACAACAGTTAACACAAATGGAGAAAATAAAAATGAAGGTAATACAAAAAACAACTCAAATAATGGAGCCGACAATTCAGGATCTAATGGAGATAATACAGGTTCCAGCTCTAACTCTGGGTCTAATGGTGGTGGTGGTTCTTCTTTATCTACTGGTGGAGGAAATCAAGGTGGTGAAACACCAAAAGAGGAACCAAAAGAAACACCAGCAGACCAACAAATAGAAGAACAAAAATCAGAGACTCAAAATGCACAGTCTCAACAATCTACAAAATCTACTTCTAAAGCAAAAGCAGAAGTACAAAAACCAGCAATATTAGTTACTGGAGATATTGTAGGCATTCAAAATACTAACTCAACTCAAGATGCAAGAGGTACAATGTCTTTTACCAGAGTAAAAGGAGATGGCACTGCATCTTTAGGTGGATCTGTAGATTATATGGTAAATGCTAAAATAGCAAACATTTCCATAATGAAATCTTGGATCAATACTAACTCAAAAGGACATAAAGGGATAAATGTTTTATCTAACTCTACATCATTATTACCAGGAACATTTTCAAATACATTAGTATTTGTAAGAGTAAATAGTTTGAAAAAATTTACAGGATTGTATGGAGTATCTGCTGGCTATGGTATAATGAATAAAGAACCGCTTATATCAACATTGGTATTGGGTGGTGCAATGTATAAAGGAAAAATAACTAAAGCACTAGATGGTACTTTCATTTTAGTAGGAGTATATTCACCATACATGAAGTATTACACTGAATCCATCTTAGAATCTCAACCTATTATTATTCCTTTTGTGAATATGACATATAAGTTGACAAAAACTTTTGGATTTGGATTAACTGGAGGAGGAACTTATGTAGCAGGAGATGAAAAACCTCTTAACTACCAAATACTTATGGGAGCTAAGTTGATATTATGAGAATACTACTATTCATGTTGTTTTTATTTACTGCATCTACACAGGCACAGTTTACATATTCTGGTTACCTATATAATGCTGACGCATCTGGAGCAAGCAATGTATCTGTAAACCTGTATAAACGAACAACTACAACTGCTAGCAATAACTCAACATCAGTTAAAATATTTAGAACACATTATGGAAATGGTAATACATCACAATACCAGCAATATCCATCTACCAGAAGTGAAATGGATAGATTATTTAATACTTCGTTTGCTGCTACAACTTTATGGTGGACCGGAACAATATCTGGAAATCAATCACTAAACTTTAACAACTATCTAACACTAACTGCAGCTGGAGCAGCAGTACCTAATAATGGAGATTTTTATTCAACAGAAATAACATTTTTATTTACACCTCAGGAAACTGGAAATTACACATTTGGATTAACCTCAGATGATGGTGGTGATTTATGGTTAATGAATTATGGCAATGTTATAGAATGGTATGGAGGAAAAGGAACAGGAACATACAGGTATGGTACCGTTAGTTTAATAGCAAATACAACATATACATTTATTGCTAGAATGCAAGAATATGGTGGAGGAGATGGATTATTTGTTGTTTGGAGAAGACCGTCACAATCTGGATTTGCATACCAGTCAACAGAAGTTGGAACACCTACTACCTCAACCTCAGCATGGTCATTAGATGCAACTACAAAAACTAACGTATCTGGATATTATTCATTTTCCAGAGCAACTACTGCAAATACACAATGGTACATACAAATAGCATCTCCTACTAGAATACAAGCATATTCCAATACAGACATACAAACAATAGCAAATATTATTTTGAATAAACCAACTATAAATGGACTATCATATCACATGTTTGATGTAAATGATGATAATAAAATCAATGTTGCTGACAAATATTATGTTGCAGCTAGAAAAGCAGGTAGATTTAGTAGATGGAGAATAGCACCTGATGTTAGAATATTTACAGTAGCAGAGTACAATACAATAAAACTAGCAAGTACCAACGTACGTAATATATATCCTGGAACAGCTACATACACAACTACAACATTATCTTCAGGAGGCACATTAAATTTGTATATTATTGCACCAGGATATTCAGGTTTAGTAAATTACTAATATTTATCACAAATGAAAAAGTTATTAATTATATTAATGTTATTACCTACTGTATTGTTTTCACAATACTACATTACATCTGTTGAAAACTATTCTAAAGTAAATAAAATAGAAGATAGAGATGTTAGGTTTGGTGTAAAAGAAACAGTAGAAGAGTTAATGAGTGAAATTGGATACAATATTGGACCAGATTCAATCTCATTTCCTGTTTATGTTGATATTGATGTTATTGAATCACCACAACAAATCCTAAATATTATGGGATTAAAATGGTTAAAAAAAGATTATATTGTGACAACATCAATAGGCATTGGGGAATCAAAATTTTCAGCGACAGGTAAAAGATCAACATATTTATTCGCAGCATTATTAGATATAGAAAACAATGAAATCCCTTTAAATAGAAAGGCATTTTCAAAATCTTTACAATCCTCATTAAAACAAACAGTAAAACAATTAAAATAAAATAATATGAAATTTTTAAGAGAAATGTTCAATGACAACAATTCAATTAATGAGAAATCAGTAGTTGGATTTATTGCGTTTATGATGATGGTAGTATCATTATTAGTAGACCTTATTACAGGATGGTTAGGAAAAGAATTGTTAATCAACGAATTCATCTTTGATGGTTTCATGGTAATTGTTTTAGGTTCTTTTGGTATTGGGTCTGTAGATAAGTTCATTAATGCTAAAAAAGGAGCTAAAACAGAAGAAACTAAAGAAGAATTAGGCTAATGAAGATAACTTTATTATCTCTTACAACTATTTGTGCGTTTATTGGATCATATTTTATGGATTTAACAGCGGACAATATAGAGCAATTTATGGCTTTAGTAGCTATAATATTTGCTGATGGATTTTTTGGAGTGTGGGCTGGAATAAAAACAGAAGGTTTCCAAACAAGAAAAGCAGTAAAAGTTCTTCAAACATTAGTTGTATGGGTAATAATGTTAACAGCTATACTCATGATTGAAAAAGGATTTGATGGTACATCATGGTTATCAGAAACAATAATGGCACCATTCATTGTATTCCAATTGATGTCAGCTTTAAAAAATGCCGAAAGAGCAGGATTAATAAAAAATGAGTTGTTAACAATAATTTTAAATAAGTTTGACAAACATAAAGAAATAAAATAATGTTATTAAAAAAAGGTGACAACAATGAACAGGTAAAACAGCTCCAAATTAAATTAGGAATTGAACCTGTAGGTAATTTTGGTCCTAAGACTGAAGAAGCAGTAAAAACATGGCAAGCTAAAAATGGCTTAACCGCAGATGGTATTGTAGGTCCTACTACATGGAACAAAATAATGGAGGTTACCCCAGCATCAACCCCAACTCCTGTAGCTATTCCTTCTAGTTCATTTAAATTAGACAAATTAAAAGGACATATTCCTGATGCCGTAATTGCTCAAATTCCAGATACAGCTAAAAAATTCAACATTACTAATCCTTTGAGATTAGCACACTTTTTAGCACAATGTGGACATGAAAGTGGTCAGTTTAGAGCAACTGAGGAAAACTTAAACTACTCATCAAAAGGATTATTAGGTATTTTCCCTAAATACTTTACAGCATCAACAGCAGAATCTTATGCTCGTAAACCAGAAAAAATTGCATCTAAAGTATATGGTGGTAGAATGGGTAATGGGGTAGAATCAACAGGTGAAGGATATAAATTTAGAGGTAGAGGTTATATCCAATTAACAGGAAAAGATAACTATACTAGGTTTGCTAAATTTATCGGTGAGGATACAGTGGGAAATCCAGATTTAGTAAAAACTAAACATCCATTAGCATCAGCTGCATTTTTCTTTGATTCAAATAAGCTATGGGCTATATGTGATAGAGGAGCTGATGAAGCCACAGTAATAGCAGTTACACGTAGGGTTAATGGTGGAACAATTGGATTAGCAGATAGATTAAAACACTTTAAAGAATATTACAATTTATTAAAATAATGGAAAATTATAGTTTTATTTATGTAGGTGAATATTTTCACAAATTTTCAAGGCAAGTTCCTACTGAAAAAAAGATTGGTAAAGTTAAATCATTACTAGATATCCCTGGGATTGATGATTATGCTTTTAGTTTAGATTTTTCTCCAGTTGATTTATATATGGTTGAAGATGAAAGATTAAACATGGTATATGAAGCAATTACAGTATTATTAGATCATGACCAAATTAAAGATGATTGGTATGATGATGCTGATGGAACTCTAAAAAATCGTATTAGTAGATTTATGGAAATAATGCGAGTACAAAAAATTGAAGATAAAGATAATGATGGAATACCCGATCATATAGATGATCAAATAGGATAAAAATTTTTTTAAAGGGTTGGTTTTTATCAACCCTTTTTTTATAATACTATTATATGAAAAAATTAATAGTTATAGCAGCAGTAGTATTTATGGTTTCTTGTAGAAATAATGAAATTGAAACAGTTTGTGTAGATTCAACTTGTGTTGACTCATTATCATTATCTGATTCTGCAGGAATCAAACAGATTCAAGTTTTAGATTCACTTTCAAAAGAAGGAAAAATTTAATTGGACAGGCATGGGCCTTTCGCCAAGCTGGTAAAGGCACTTCGCTCATAACGAAGAGATACGCAGGTTCGATCCCTGCAGGGCCCACTAAGATTCAATCTAAAAGATTGGATCTTTTTTTATATTTTATTATAATATAAAAGATAAAAGTTATGAAAGAAAAAATAAGTTGTGACCTTAGAACATATGATGAACATGTTCAAAATGAATTTTCATTCAAAAATAAATTCATCCCAGATGAAAAACTATTTAATACTATTAAAGTAATGACAACACTATGTCCTAAACTAATATTGTCAGGACGGTTGTCACTTTATGTTATGGATTTAATAGACATTGATTTTGAAAAACGTAAACCAGATTTAGATTTTTCATTAACTGAACCATTAGATGAATATGAATTAGATCAAATTATTTCATTGTTAGAGTTAGAAAAATTGAGTGGT